GCCGCCACCCCACCAGCCCCCGGCCGGGCCCGTGACGTACACGGGAAGGGCGCCACGACGCCCGGCCGGGCCTTCCCGAAGGACACCCGCCATGACCACCTGGGACGCCCTCGCCAAGCGCCTCGACCGCGTGAAGAAGCCCATCCGGACCTTCTCACTGTGCGACGACCCCGACATCCGCGACCGCTACCTCACCGCCAAGCGCGAAGCCGAACGAGCCGACACCTACCTGCAATCCCTCTCCCCGGACGCCGACCCCCAAGCCATCGCCCTGGTGGAAAAGCAGGTCAAGGACGCCCAAACCGCACTCGCCGAGGCGAAGAAGGACTACGACGCCCACACCGTCACCCTGCGCTTCCAGGCCCTGGAACAGCAGCAACTCGAGACCCTCCTCGCCGAGCACCCGCCGACCGAGCAGGACGAAGCCGACGGCGCCGAGTTCGACAGCGGCACCTTCATGCCCGCCCTGATCGCCGCCGCATCCCTGGACGGCATGCCCGTCGAGGCCGCGACCCGCTACCTGAAGACGTGGACGCCGGCCGACGCCCGCGCCCTGTGGAACGCGGCCTGGTCCGTGCAGCACACCCAGCGGACCGACCTGGGAAAAGGCTGATCGATGATGCCGTCTTCCGAGCCGAGATGGAGCTGTGCCACAAGTGGGGCATCCCCCACTCGCAGTTCCGCGGGCACGGCGACGGCACATGGACCAGCCTCGACCGCCGCAAGGCCCTCGCCTACGCCCACTACCTCAAGCAGGTCTGCCCCTCCTGCGGCACCCGCGCCGAGGAATGGGACGAGGCACTCGGGGGCGACGAGGACGCCTACCGCGCCATCACCCACCGCTGCATCGGCTGCCAGCTCATCGCCGACAAGCAGAAAACCGTCCCCGACGGCGACGAAGGGCACGGCGTGAAAGTCCTGCTGATCCCGACCAGCGTCCACGCCGCACTGCAACTCCAGCACACCCACCCCTGAAGGAAGGAGCCCGCCGATGAGCCAGTGGAACCTCTCCGTGCGCCTCACCGGACAGGGCTCCGGCCTCACCCGCACCCTGCGCACCCTGGCCCGGGAGGCCCGGGACGCCTCCCGCGACGTCAACGCGCTCCGCCGCGACATCGACCACCTGCGCACGGAAGCCAGCCAAGGCATCCGCCTCAGCCTGCGACTCGACGACCCCATGCAGCTCCGCCGTGACGTGGCCGCGGCAGTGCGGTGGGCGTCGATGAACCAGAACATCACCGTCCGCGTGAACGCGGACACCAGCGCACTGACCGGACTCACCCAGTCCCTCGGCGGCTTGAGGGGAGGTTCCCGCAGTTCCCGCGGCATGCTGCAAGGGCTGCTCATGCTCGCCCCCTCGGCGATCCCGCTCGTCGCCGGCCTGTCCACGGGCGTCGCGGCCCTCGCCGGGCAGTTCGCTCTCGGTGGCGCCGCCGCGACCGCGTTCGGTGTCGCCCTGGCCGGGCAGATCGAGCCCCTCACGGAAGCCGCCGACGCGGAGAAGAAATACCAGGACGCTGTACGGGAGCACGGCCGGTCCTCCGCCGAGGCGATGCAGGCCCAGCTCAAGTACCAGCAGATCATCGCCAGCCTGCCGCCCGAGGCGCAGCAGGCCGCAATCGCCCTGTCCAGCCTCAAGCAGGAGTTCCAAGGCTGGTCGGACGACATGGCCGGCTTCACCATGGCCCCGGTTACCAAGGGCTTCACGCTCCTCGAGCAGCTCATCCCCCAGATGACGCCGCACGTGCAGTCGTTCTCCCGCGAGCTGGACCGGCTGATGAACGTTGCCGGCGGAGCTATCACCACACCCGGCTTCGACGCACTGGCCGACAAGGTCGCCACCCTCACCGACCAGCAGTTGGACGAGTTCACCGACGACGTCATCCACCTCCTCCGCGTCGTCTCCGAAGGCGACGCCGGTGACGGTGCGCTCGGGCAGCTCCTCGACTACGCGCGGGAGAACGGGCCGGAAGCGCGGGCGGCGATCCAGGCGATCGGGCAGGCGGTCATGGTCCTCGCCGAGGGCGCATCCGAAGCGGGCCCGACCATCCTCACCCTCGTCACCGCGGCGGCCCGACTGGTGGCCGCGCTGCCGCCCGAGCTGGTCGGCATCATCATCCAGGTCGCCACCGCCCTGAAGCTGCTCCAGCTCTCCGGGGCGGGCATGGCCGTCCTCGCGGCCGGTCTGGGCCGGGTCCGTACGCAGATCGCCGCGGTGGGCGCGACGTCTGCCGCCGCCGGGGGCGGTATCGCCGGTCTTCGTGCCGCGTTTCTCGCCCTCGGTACCGCCGCGAAGGCATCCGTCGTGCTCGCCGGGATCGGCGCCCTGGTCTACGTCCTCATGGAGCTATCCGAGATCGGGCAGGAAGCCCCGCCGGACGTCGACAAGCTGACCTCCTCCCTCAAGCAGTTGGGGCAGACCGGCAAGGTCACCGGGGAGGCCGCCAGGGTCTTCGGGAAGGACCTCGGCGACCTCCACGAGAAGGTCCGGGCGCTGACCGATCCGTCCGCCGTGGACGACATCCAGCAGTGGATCGTCACCCTGGGCGGCCTGGGCGACTGGGACTCCACCCCGGTCAAGCGGGCCAAAGAGGACCTCGACGCCGTCGACAAGGCGCTCGCTGGTCTGGTGAAGAACGGGCAGGCGGACATTGCGGCGGAGGCGCTGAAGCGGCTCACGGCCGAGTACGGGAAGGGCGGCCGGGACACCAGCCAGTTCACCAAGCAGCTCGACGACTACGAGTCGGCCGTCGCCGATGCCCGGTTCGAGCAGGAGCTGGCAGCAGCCAGCATGGGCATCTTCGGCCGGGCGGCCATGGACACCCAGGCCAAGCTGGAGGCGCAGAAGAAGTCCGCTGATGGGCTGCGGCAGTCGATCCTCGCGTTGAACGAGGTCAACCGGGCCGCCGGCTCCGCCATGTCGGCGTTCGAGCAGTCTCTGGACGACGTCACCAAGGCGACCCAGAACCATGCCGGTGCGCTGAGGATGCGGGACGGGGAGCTGGATCTCGGCTCGCAGAAGGCCCGGGACGCCGAGAAGGTGCTGTCCGAGCTGGCCGCGAACACCGATGCCGCTGCGGCTGCCGCGCGGGAGCAGGGCAAGTCGTGGGAGCACGTCAACGGAATCTTCGACAAGGGCCGAAGCGCGTTCATCGACGCGGCCGACGCGATGGGTCTGACAAAGGCGCAGGCGGAGGCGCTCGCCGACTCCTACCTGAAGATCCCGGACACCAAGTCGATGACGCTGGAGATGCGGACTGAGGACGCGGTCGCCAGCCTGGACTCCGTCATCGCGGCCATTCAGCGGACCCCGGACGCCAAGAGCGTTACGGTGAACGCGCTGACCGACGATGCGGTCATCATGCTCGAGGCGCTCGGCTACAAGGTCACCGAGCTCAAGGACGGCCGGTTCACGGTCACCGCGGAGACCGGCACCGCCAGCACGAATCTGGACCAGGTCCGGCAGAAGCGTGACGGGCTGCAAGACAAAACCATCGTGATCAACTCGTCCGTTGCCAGCACCATCGCCGACCTGCAAGCGGTCCAGCAGAAGGTCGCCTCCACCAACGGCAAGACCATCACGATGAAGGCGCCGACCGCGGAGGCCCGGCACCAGCTCGAGCTGCTCGGATTCAAGATCCGCGACACCAAGGGCAAAAACGTCGTCATCACCGTTCCCACCGGCACCCAGCGCGCCAACGTCGGGGCGCTCGGCTCCGCTATCGCCGGGCTCAGGGACAAGACGGTCACCATCACCACCCGGCACGTCAGCATCCACGAGACGGTCCGGAAGAACACGCAGACCACCGCCGACCTCATCAGTCAGCAGGCCGAGCGGTTCGCCCAGGCGGACGGCGGCACCATCGACTTCTACGCCCGCGGCGGCATGCGACGCGAGAACCACGTCGCGCAGATCGCCCCGTCGGGGGCGTGGCGGGTGTGGGCCGAGGACGAGACCGGCGGCGAAGCTTACATTCCCTTCGCCCGGTCCAAGCGGGTCCGCTCCCGCGCCATCGCCGAGGAGACCATCCGCCGCCTGGGCGGCGACCCCGCCACCATCCAGTGGAACGCCAACGGCAACATCACCGACTGGCGCTACGACCCCGTCTCCGGATCCCTCTACTCAGCCTCGGACGCCGGGCAGGCCGGTCACAAGACCAAGAAGGTGAAGGTCAAGGTCAAGGGCAAGTGGCAGACCAAGGAGGTCGAGTACTTCGACATCACCGCGGTCGAGAAGAAGCTGAAGGCCGCAGCGAAGGCCACCACGGTCTGGAACAAGAACCTGGAGAAGGTCGCGGACCGGGTCGGTGGGGACGTCGTCGAGGCGCTCGCCTCGATGGGCGAGGACGGCATGAAGCTCGCCGAGAAGATGGCCAAGGGCTCCACGAAGTACATCAACGAAATGGCGAAGGCCCTCCGCGATCTCCAGAAGACGGCCAAGGCGTCGCTGACGGACTACACGCGTCAGATGGGCGAGGCGAACAAGGTCAACAGCGAGTTCTCCAAGGACCTCGCACAGCTCGCGGCGCAGGGCTACGGCGACCTCGCCTCCCAGCTCGCCGCGCAGGGCGACGAGGCCGCGATGCAACTCGCGGACTCCGCAGCCAAGGACAAGGGCAAGGCCAGAGCGGCGAACGAGCAGGCGAAGCGCGCGAACAGCCAGCTCACCGGCGAGGAGCAGGCCGACCTCATCCAGATCATCGCCGCGATCAAAAACAAGAACACTGGTATCCACGCGGTCGCCGATGCGACCGGCCTGGGCGAGGACGTCATCATCGACGTCGCCAACAAGGCCAAGGTGCAGATCATGCAGTTCCTCGGCGGCCGTGCCGAACGATTCTTGAGTGATCTGTTCAAGGCGAACAAGGGCATGGCCTACGAGAACGGCGGCATCCGCGCCGGCCTGTACGGCACCCGCGGCGGGATCATCCGGTTCGCGGAGCCGTCCACGCGGGGCGAGGCGTACATTCCGCTCAGCCCGTCCAAGCGGAGCTCGGCGACCGCGGTCCTGTCCAACGTCGCCGGCCGCTTCGGGCTCGGCCTGACCGACGGGCAGGGGCAGCGGGTCGTCATCATCCGCGAGCAGGGCCCGCTGGTCGGCGAATCCCACTTCCACATCAGCGGCCGCGCCGCCGACCAAGACCTGGCCCGTGCCGTGGAGGCGCGGCAGGCATACCAGCTCAGGCGCCTGGCGCGCGGGGGAGTAGGTGCCCGATGAGTACACCGGTAGAGCTGATCGACGGTCAGCACGACCTGGCCGGCTACCTGATCGGCAAGGACACCCCGGTCGTCATCGCGACGATCGAGGGCCTGGGCCGGGCGCCGGTGCGGACCTCGGACACGGAGCCGCCCGGCGCGGACGGGCTGTGGCTCGGCCTCGACCTGTTTGGTGGGCGCGAGGTCCGCATCGATGCCTCCATCAAGGTGCCGGGCGACGAAGCCGGTGCTCTGGCGGTGCACGAGGCGCTACAGAACGCGGCCGACGATGAAGCGGTCCGGCTGGCCGGCGGCGCCACGACCACGCTCCGGCTGAAGTTCCCCGGCCGCCCGGTGCGTACCGTGCGGGGCCGGGTCCGGAAACTGGATGCGGACCTGTCACAGGCCAAGCACGGCTGGATCCCCCTCGACATCGAGTTCACCGCCGCCGACCAACTTTTCTACGCGGACACGGCCGACACCACGTCCATCCCGCTCGGGTCCCTCACCCGCGGCGGCCTCACGTTCCCGTTGATGTTCCCGTTCACGATCGAGCTCACCGCGGGTGCGGTCGGCAGGCCCGGGTTCCTCGACGTGGCTGGCACCGCCCCGACGTGGCCGGTGCTGCGGGTAAACGGGCCGTGCGCCAACCCGAAGATCACCCACGTGCAGACCGGCCGGTCCCTGACCGTGCAGGGCTCCCTCGCGGCCGGCGAATGGGTGGAGATCGACACCCGGCCCGGCTGGCGGACCGTGCTCCGTGACAACGGCGGCGGCATGCCCCTGACTCCGCAGTCCCGCATCGACCTGTTCCGCCTGCTGCCCGGCATGAACGAAATCCACTGGACTGCGACCGACCCGACCCTGACCAGCTCTCTGGCCGTCACCTGGTGGCCGGCCTACAAGGCCCTGTGAGGAACTGATGGCACTCGTACCGGTACCGATTGCGACGATGGGCGCCGAGCACTCCGCACAGCAGTTCCGCATGATGATCAAGGATTTGGCGCGGGACAACCAGGGCGTCACCACCGGCAGCGACCTGAAGGTGACCGCGCTGGCGACGCCGGGCGGCGCCGTGCAGATCGGCGACGGGTCCGCTGTCATCGCAGGCAAGGTCAGCCCCGTGCAGGGCTACTACAACGCTTACAACATCGGCTCCGACGCCGTGGACATCGCCGCCACCGGCAGCACGTCCCGCTCCGACATGCTCGTGCTGCGGGTGGAGGACCCGGAGTACGAGGGCAACCGCGACCCCGCTGTTGATCCGATCGTGTTCTTCGAGGTCATCCCCAACGTCAGCTCGTCCGCCACGACGGTCCCGGCCGGGTATTCGGCGATCCCACTGGCCCGGATCGACATACCGCCGTCCACGGCCACGATCACCAACGCGATGATCAAGGATCTGCGGCAGATCGCGAACCCGCGGCGGGAGCGGATCCTGGAGACGTACTACTACTCCGGGTCTCTCACCGAGATCAGCGGCACGTCCAGCACGTGGAAGTCACACCCCAACGTGATCCTCGCCAACCTGGTCATCCCGTCCTGGGCGGCCACCGCGAAGATCGTGTTCTCGGCGATCAACCTGCGGCTCGCTGGCGGCGCCGTGTTCGGGGCGTTCCGGTTCATGCTCGGTGGTGTCGAAGCCGCCCAGGAAGTCTGGATCGACGACAACCAGGGCAGTGTGGCCCGCCGGGTGTACGTGGAGATGGCCGAGACGATCAGCCTGACCTCCCCCGCGGGTTCGACGATGCGCGGCACCACCCAGCCGGTCAGGGCCCGCATGCGCACCGACCCCCTCAACGACGGCACGATTGGTGTCGACAACCGCACCACCTTCAAGATCGACGTCGAGTTCCTTGAGGGCCGCCTGTGACCGGCCGCTGGAGGTACTGGACGCAGCACGCCCTGACCGGGGTGATGTTGCACCCCGCACTGCCGCTGACCGACGTTGAGTTCGGCAACGAACTCAACGGGCCCGGGGAGCTCCGCGGCACCCTCACCCCGCGCTTCGTCAAAGCGAACGCGTCGTCGCTGCTGCCGGGTAAGGCGCTGATCTACGCCGAGGCTGACGGGATCCTCCGCTGGGGCGGACTCATCTGGGACGTCACCGTCGAGGACGGCGAGTACCGGCTGGAGGCGGCGTCCTGGTCGTCGTACCTGAACGCCCGCCATGACTTTCACGGCGAGCTGGCGGGCCGCGGCCCCTATGTGAACACAGACCCCTGCAAGATCATCCGGGACATCTGGGCCTACGCGCAGGCCCAGCCCGACGGCAACCTCGGCGTCGTCGTCGACACGACGACCTCGAGCATGAAGGTGGGCACCCCCGCCGAGCCGTGGCACTCGTACTGGTATGAGACGCCCAATCTCGGCGACCAGGTCGACGATCTCGTCTCCGAGGACGGCGCCCCCCAGTACACCAATACCTGCCGCTACCTGGGCAACAGCACGGTGGAGAAGCGCATCCGGTTGGGTTACCCGCGGCTCGGTGCCCGCCGTACCGACATCACCTTCCGCACCGGCGTGAACATCGTCGACTCACCGCCCGTCGCGTACTCCGGGGACGACTACGCCAACGTGATCCTCGCCACCGGCTCCGGTGAGGGAACCGCGACCCGCCGCGCGGAGGTGCCATCTCGGGACGGCGGGCTGCGCATGGAGCACGTCCTGTCCCTGCCGACCGTCAACGGCAACGACGTCCTCGCCAAGCGCGCCGGGGCGGAGCTGAAGCGCCGCAAGATCATGGGACAGGTCGAGACGATCACCATCCGCGACCATCCCAACGCTCCCCTCGGCTCGTGGCAGATCGGCGACGACGTACAGGTCACGGTCAACAACCAGTGGGTGTCCTGGTCCGGCTGGGCCCGGGTCATCGCGGACTCCTACCGGCCGGACAGGGCGCCCGACCAGGCCGTCCTCACCCTCAAACGCGCCGACTCCTACCACTACGGCCCCCCGGAGGCACTCTGATGGCCCGCAACATCGCCCAAGAGCTCGCCCGCCTCGCCCGCGAACTCAAGGAGATCAAGAAAGGACAGCGGTACGCCCACGGCGGCAGCGTCGAGGACGCTGCCCTCGAGTTCCGCGATGGAGAAGGCACCATCCGCGCCGTGATCGGCATGCAACCCGATGGGACCGTCGGGCTGATTGCTCAGAACGGCCCACCGCCAGGCGCTCCCTCCGCGCCTGTGATCACACCGTCCATCGGTGGCTTGCGTGTCGTCTGGGACGGCTCCCTAGCTGATGGCAGCCCATTGCCCGCGGACTTCGACCATGTAGCTGTCCACATCTCCACCACCAGCGACTTCACACCGTCCGCAGCAACGTTCGTCGGCACCATCACCCGCTCCGGAGAGGGCGGCACACTGCCAGTCACCCCGTTGCCATACCAGCCGCACTATGTAGTGCTGGCTGCCGTGAACACCTCGGGCATCGCGGGGCCCCCATCCGTAGAGACCGCCGCCACCCCGATCCAGGTAGCAGGCCCGGACCTGAAGGCTGGCTCTGTCGAAGCTGCCGCGATTGCGGCCGGTGCTGTCACGGCTGACAAGCTCGAAGCGATCCTTCAGCTAGTGACGCGGCTGGTGGCTGGTAACCCGGACGGCGCGCGCGTGGAACTCAATGAGAACGGGCTGCGCGTCTACAACAACACGGGGCAACTGGTCATCCGCTTCGACGCCGCTGACGGATCTGCGACCTTCACCGGCGCCATCACCGGTAGCACCATCACCGGCTCCCTCATCCAGACCGCGATCAGCGGGCCCCGGGTCACTGTCAACGAGGACAACCTCAGCAAGGTCCTCGTGTACAACGACGTCACCCCCACTGCGATCGGTGAGTTCTCGGATCGGGGCCTGCTGCTTCAGGGCACCAACGGTGCCGTCATGTGGCTCGACCCGGACAGCGCTTATCCGAACCTGCGGTTCACGAACGCGGGCCAGACGAACAGCGCCTACGTCAACGTTTCCGAGACCTCGCCGGGCGCCGCCGACCTCGGCCTGACCTCCGGAATGTTCACCGGGTCCGGGTTCTCGGACATGAAGTGGCGCACGTTCATGGGTAACGACTTCGCGGTCATCGAGCGAATCAGGAACGCCGACGATCAGTACTCGGTGGGCGGGCGTTTCTTCCTCAGCGGCACCTCCGCCTCTCTCGGCTACCGCGACTCCGGCGGCACGTCCCAGAGCAGCACGCTCTTCGTACAGGCTGGGCACGCCTTCGTCAGCGGCGGAAGGTTCAGCGTCCAGCCCCCCGCATCGTCGTCCAGCGCTGTCCTCGTCAGCGTGGTCGCGGGGCACACAGGCAACCTGCTGAACCTCACCGTTGACGGCGCCACCCGGATGAGCGTCGACAAGGACGGCAACACCGACATCAAGGGAATCATGACGGCCGGGAACATCGCGTCCGGCACCATCACCATCACCCCCTCCGCCGCCCACACCCCGACCAGCGCCAGCGTCAACTTCGGCCCGCTGAAAGGCACCACCTTCCGCGGCTACGCCACCGCCGTCACCACCGTGCCCGGCGTCCGCACCCCGGTCGGCGCCCAAGGCGTCACCGGCGTCTCCGTCTCCTCGGTGACCTCCAGCAGCATGCTGGTCTGGGTCAACCGGGAGAACACCACCGCAACCGTCATCAACTGGATGGTGATCGCATCATGACCGAGCCCGAGCTGCAATCGGCAGAGAGCACCGAGCCGCCCCAGCCCCCTGAAGGGGATCCGCCGCCCGAGCCGGTCGACCCCGAGCCGGAGACCCCGGATCCGATACCCGACCCGGAGCCCATCATCTGGGAGCCGCAGACGTGGTACGCCGTCACCGCAGCGTGCCGCACCCCCGGATGCCGGCAGGAGAACATCATCGTTGATATCCCGATGTTCTACTCCAACAACGGCGACCCCCGGTACTGCCGTGTCGTGTGCGCCCAGGACGGCGCGTGCGGGAAGGACGCCACGATCCTCACCGCGACCAAGCTCGACCCGCAGCCGCCGGAGGAGTGAGCAGCCAGTAGGCGGGGGCAACAGCCCCCGCCGCAGGCCCTAGCCTGATCACAAGGGGCGACCCTCCGCCCCGGGAACCACCCTTCGAGGGACGGCCGCGCAGCGGCCCGCCAGCACTGTTCACCTGGGCGCGGGGAGATCCAGGAGACCGGGCGATGCCCGATCCCATCACTGAGCAGGACCAGCCGACGGCTGCCCGGAAGACGAAGACCGCCACCGCAACCTCGGCTGAGGAGGTTGCCCCGGCGCCCGCCAGCGAACCGACCCCCGACACCGACACCAGCGGGCCCCGGTACGAGCCGTACCCCGGCGCCGAGTTCTTCCACGGCGGCCGCCACTCCATGATCTTCGTGGCGATGGCCGCCCGCCTCGAGGCCGAGGGCTGCACCGACGGCCGCTACCTGGGCCCGGACTGGACGAACGCTCACCGCGATGCTTTCGCGGCCTGGCAGCGCACGCTGCGCCCCAAGGAGGGCGGCGACGTCTCCGGCATCCCCGACCAGGTGGCCTGGGACCGGCTCCGCGTCCCGCGCGTCAGCCCCATGACCGGGGAGGCGTCCTGATGGCCTCGCCCCTGTCCCCGGACCGGTTCATCGCCATCCTCCGAGCGGAGGGTGTGAAGGTCTCCGAATACCCGGGATGGCGCACCCGCGAGCGCGACGACGAGACCGGCATAGCCTTCGGCCCCGTCCGCATGATCCTCAACCACCACACCGCTGGCCGGAACTCCCGCGACGTCGTCGCCAAGACCGGCGTCCCCGGTCTCCCGCCGCCCCTCGCTCACATTCACTTGGCGAAGGATGGCGTCGCCACGATGTGCTCGGCCGGCCGCGCGAACCACGCCGGTCCGATGGCCGTCAACGCCTACCAGTCCTTCCGAGACGAGAAGACCAGCCACCCCGCACCGTCCAAGGCGTCGGGCACGATCGACGGCAACGACATCGCTTACGGCATCGAGACCGAGAACCTCGGCGACGGCAAGGACCCCTACCCGCGCTCCCAGTACGACGCGTGGGTCCGCATCAACGCCGCGATCTGCCGCGAGTACGAATGGTCAGCCGAGTCGGTCGGCTGCCACAAGGAGACCTCCGTCGAAGGCAAGATCGACCCCCGCGGCCCGGTCGAGGGGTACGGCGCCCGCGGCAGGTTCGAATTCACCCCGCAGCAGTTCCGTGCCGACGTCGCCGAGCGGCTCAAGCACCCGGCGTCCTGGAGCCCAGGGGATTCGGCTCCCGCAGCCCAGCCCGCGCAGAAGGAGGAGCACGTGCCGTACCCGATCGGACGCTACGACACCACCGACCGCACCATCGTCCCCCGCAAGTGGACCACTCTCCCGATCGAAGGCGTCGACCTGCTCACCGGCGCGACCCGCTACCAGGCCATGGCCCAGGTACAGGCCACCATCCCGCCCAGCGCCACCCTTCAGGGCCGCTTCTACCACCTCCGCTCGGACGGCTCCCGCTGGACCGGGCCCATCGTCGAGCGGACCGGCACCGACGGCACCACCTTCGCCGACTTCCACAACGCGGGATCCATCGTCGCCAGCGAGAAGCTCCGATTCGAGGTCATCTACTACCCGGCCAAGTCGGACGACGAGAAGTCCATCAAGGTCACGACCGCGTACCTGCGCGGCCTGTACTGGAAGTAGTCCGCATGGTCGCGATCAGCCCGCGCCGGGCAGCGCTACTTCACTACTGCATGGCCGGCGTCTGGGCCCTGCTGCTCATCCCGACCCTTCTCATCTGGAAGAACAGCGTCCTCTGGGTCGCCTTCATGTCGCTGTACGCGAATGGGGCGGCACATCTCTCCGCGGCCAAAGCGAGCCGCGCCGAACAGGAAGCGCAGAAATGAAGATCCTTGGCCGAGAGCCCGCCCTGCTGCTGGGCCTCATCGCCGCCGGCGTGAAGGTGCTCGGGTACGAGTTCGACGTGTCCGCAGGCGTCCAGACCGGCATCAACGCTGTCGCCGCCGCCGTGGTCGGCCTCATCCTCGCGATCCTCGCCCGCAACGGGGCCTGGGCCGCCGCCCTGCTCCAGACCGCGCAGGCCGTCATGAGTTTGTTCGTCGGTCTCGGGCTGGACTGGTCCGCGGACCGGCAGGCGCTGTGGATGGCCGCCATCGCCGCGGGCGTGGCGGTCGTGGAGCGGTTCATGGTGACGCCGCCCCTGCCCACCACGCCGCTGGAGGAGTCCAGCCCCCTGGCCCCGACACGCCCCACCGCGGTCTGACCGATGACCATCCGGCACGCCTTACCCCGACTGGCAGCGGCACAGGCGTGCCCCACCACAGATAGGGAGCGGCACCGGTGAACGAGCTGCTGGGAATCAACGCCGCACAAGGCGGCGCCGCAGCCATCGTTACTCTCGTCGTGCTGCTCATCATCCTCGGTCGCCTCGTCCCCCGCTCCGTCCTGGAGGACGTCCGTAAGGACCGCGACGATCGCTTGGCCGCGCTCATGCAGGAGAGGGATGCGTGGCGGGAGGCGTACCGAGTCAGTGAAGCCGCACGAATGGAAGCGCAAAACCAGGTCGGGGAGCTGCTGGAGCTGTCCCGCACCGCTGAAACGGTCCTGCGCGCGATACGGGGGGAGGTGCCAGGGGATGCGATGGATACGCCGGTTGCTGCGCCGCCGTCCTGAGCGCGCCCCACACCGCTCGGAGATGCCCACACCGACACCTGGTCAGAGGGAAGCCGAGTCGGCGCTTTCCCGTGCCCATAGGGCGCGGCGGGAGGTGGAAGCCCACGCTCCCGCCGTCGCCGAGATCGCCGCACGCTTGGCGCGTGAGCGGAAAGCGAACCATTTCGCGGAGACGTTCAGGACCGCTCTGGAAGGGGGGCAGCACTGATGGACGTGGACTGGGCTCAAGCGGCCAACACGGCAGCATCGGGCCTGGTGGCCCTGACGTGTGCTGTTTTCGCGGCTGTCTATCACCTGCATGCTCCGTGGCGGTCCACGGCGGTGGGCCGGCACGTCATGATGTTCACGCTGGCTATCGGTGCGCTCGGCGTGTACACGGTACTGATCACTGTGTGGCCGGATGGTGCGGCCGCGGCGGTTCTGCGTGCCGTCCGCACGGTGCTGCTGGTGGTCATCGCCGGTCTCGTGGTGCAGCGGACCCGGATGGTCCTGAGGGCTCAGCGTCAGGGGGCCTTGCAGGATGCCGGCCATGCCGGGTACCAGCCGCCTTCTGATTGAACCGCGGGTTCAGGGGGCGACGCGGCCGTTGGCGTTGAACGCGGCGTACGTGAGGGGCATGAGCCGCGCCCACTCCGCTTCCATCTTCTCGCCGACCATCTCGATCTCCCGCTGCGGGTAGCTTTTAACCTTGGCGTCGGGGTGCGTGGTGCGCAGCCCGAGGAAGTGCATCAGCGACCGCGCATTGCAGGTGGCGTACATCGAGGAGTACAAGCCCACGGGGAGCACCGAGCGGGCCACCTCCCGCGCGACCCCCCTCGCCAGCATCTCCTGGTACGCCTCGTAGGACTGCCGGTATGAGTCCTCCATGGCGCGCCCGACGAGCTCCTGCTGGCCCGCGGTGCCCTCGACGAAGACGTACCGGCCGGGCTTGCCCTCCTGGACCAGCTTGCGGTCGGCGTTCGGGACGTAGAAGACCGGCTCCAATTCCCGGTAGCGGCCCGACTCCTCGTTGTATGAGTTGTGCACGACGATTCCGTTGGCAAGGAAGTTGTGCCAGGGACCATCCACTGACAGGTCGTAAGTCATGGTGACTCGCGGCTTTCCGACGCGCTCGTAGCGCACGAACTTGCCTCCGCAGGTATTCCCACGGATGGCGAGTTTCTGCTCGGTCGCAGACTTCACCTTGTGGCACGGACGGCAGACCGGCGCCAGGTTCTTGACGTCCAGGGCCAGCGTCAGGTTCGCCGCGACAGGCACAACGTGGTCGACCCCCAGTAGCTCCCGCTCCTCACGAGCTCCACACAGGTAGCAGCAGTCGTACGGCTTCACCACCGTGTTCTTCTGCGCCATCGTCCACTCGTTGATGCCCTCGCGGAGCTTCCTACTCATCTGGTGGCCGGCCTGCCGGGGACGCTTCCCGACCACGGTAAGAAGGTGGTCGGCTTCCAGCTCGCCGGCCTTGACCCAGCCCTCATTGGTGAAGATGGCGTGATCGGCCGTGCACTCCAACTGCTGGCCGGTCTCCGTTCGCAGCGTGATGACTTCCTTCTCACCCGACTGGATCACGTCCGAGATGCCGCCAAGCTCAAAGAGCATGCTGCCCTCATTGAGCACTCGGAGTTTCTGCCTGTAAATGCTGGGGAGCTTCCGTATCCGCCCCATGCTGTCGCGAACACCGTTGTGCCACCGGTCGTACAGCGCATCGATTCGCGTTAGGTTCGTGGTCCTTGTGCCGGATGCGCTGATGGACTCGGTAGTGATCTGGGTGTCTCCGGCGATACACCAACCAACTCTGTGCCGCATGAACTCGCGGAACACGAAGATGGGGGCGTTCACGAAGAACGTCATGGATGTCGCTTCAAACGGTGAGCCGTGCCTGTCCCGCATCAAGTAGTTGATCAGCCCTTTCGAGCGGGCAGGGTCCTCCCCGATCTGGTCCAAGGACTGCTCGCCCTGGGTCGAGACGCGGGCGGACCAGAGGACGTGGGCGTCGTCGGCGGTGGCCTTGACCAGATGGACAGTGACGTCACTGCGGAACGTGGGCTCTGCGGGCATAGGTGAACTCGTTTCGTTGCGTGGTGGGGTGCATCCAGTGTGATTCGGCGGAGCAGGAGCGTTGCCCCCGCTCAATACGGGAGCAACGCTCGGCGATTTAGGCGGCCTGGGCGTAGTAGCGGCGGGCCATGTTGGCGAAGAACTGCTCGCCCTCACCGACGTTGCTGATGCCCGCGTCGACCATCTCGCCGATGAGCGCGACGAACTGGTACGGGGTCATCTGGTTGATGTGGGCGACGAGGCTGGCGTCAGCGCGTCCGCCGAGGATGTGCTTCTCCCAGGAGCAGAGGGCGGCGAAGGCGGTCTGGAAGATGGCCTCTCGCTCGGCGGTCGTGCTGCCGGGGTAGTTGTTGGCATCAGCGATGGCCTGCATGACGTCGCGGTGGCCATCCTCAGTCCACTTCCTGCTGTTGAAGCGGCGGGTGCGGGGGCCGATGCGGAGGTGGGCGCGCATCTCGCGGGCGAAGTTCTGGCCCTTCGTGGAGCGTCCGGCCAGTTGCACGACCTTGGCGACCTTGTTCTCAGCGGCGATCAGGTCGTCGGTGGCTGCCTGGGCGGTGTCGCCGTGGCCGGCGAGGTCGCCGCGGGTGGCGCGCCACGTCATGTTGGGGCGGAGGCGGAGGGTGAGGTCCATGGCGGTCCAGGTCATGAGGCCGGCCGCGGTGAGGGTGGTCTCGGTTCCGTTGACGCTGATGACCTGGTTACCCATTAGCTTCTCCCCTGATCCATGCCCGTTTCTGTATTACAAGAATGCTCCCGTTGGGTGCCCTTGTCAACCCGGAGAGGCAGATGGATGCTAGTTTCTGTATGACAGCAACCGAGGAGGGGATATGGTCGGCAGGCCGGCTACCGGACAAACACCACCCATCTCATTCCGCCCGCCCGTAGCGCTTCGGGAAGAGCTGGATGAGCTGGTCAAGGCCGAGGGGCGTGCGCGATCTGACGTTCTGATCGAGGCTGTGCACGACTGGATCCGCAAGAAGCGCCGGGAGCAGGCAACGGCCGCTCGGGCTGAGGGAGGATCTGCGGTATGAGCAGCCCGATCTCTGACAGACCTGTTCCGCCGGCCCCGGAGTGCGCCCCGTCGTACGTGGGGCCGTGTACGAAGTGCCAGCATCCGACGCACCGGTACGGGCCGGGCGGGAACCCGCTGTGTGTGCTGTGCCGGCGGGAGCTGGAGGAGTGGCGAGCAGCCCAGGGGAAGGCGGCGTCGGGCCGCGTCTAGGCTTCTGACGTGCTCCTTTCCGATAGAGACCTTCATGCAGCGATATCTGGCGGCCGGCTCGGCCTGACGCCGTACGACGAGGCGATGCTTCAGCCGGCGTCGATCGATGTCCGTCTCGACCGTGACTTCCTCGTGTTCGAGAACCACCGGCATACGTGCATCGACCCGGCGGTGGAGCAGGACGACCTGGGTCGGCCGGTTCGGGTCGACGGCGGGGAGCCGTTTGTGCTGCATCCGGGGGAGTTCGTGCTGGCGTCCACCTTCGAGCGGGTGCGGCTGCCGGACGACCTGGCGGCGCGACTGGAGGGGAAGTCGTCTCTTGGCCGCCTGGGCTTGGTCACGCACTCCACGGCGGGGTTCATCGACCCCGGGTTCGAGGGGCATGTGACGCTGGAGCTGTCGAATCTGGCGACTCTGCCGATCAAGCTGTGGCCGGGCATGAAGGTCGGGCAGTTGGCGGTGTTCCAGATGAGCGGCCCGGCGGAGTTCCCCTACGGGAGCGCGGTGCGCGGGTCCCGGTATCAGGGGCAGCGGGGGCCGACCGCGTCCCGGTCCTGGCAGGGGTTCCACCGCACGGAAAACCTCACTCGCTGAGCCTCAGCGTTGTCAGTGCCCCCGGGTAACGTTGAGGCAGTTCGGACTGCCGGGGGCCAAGGGGGCTCATGGACGGGCGGCGGTTCCTTGCATGAGGGGAGGCTGCCATGGCCAAGAGCGGTGGATTCAGGTTCTCGGCGAGTGACCAGCGGAAGATGGAACGCGCGCTCCAGCAGCAGGCCGCGAAGGCGCTGCGTCCGCTCGCGCGCGATCTGGAGACGATGCTGAACGGCATGTCGCGCGAGTTCCGGGGGCGGCCGGTGGAGGAGATCAAGCCGGTGCTGACTCAGCGGTGGGCGAAGGTGACGCCGGGTGGATCGATCACGGAGCCGGAACTGACGCAGTACGCAGAGCAAATCGCGGCGGGTGGCTCGTTCACGATGCGGACCTGAGCATCGGTACGCTGCATGGCGGTGCCCCCGACCTACTTTCCCTAGGTCGGGGGCACCGTGGTGTTTAGTATTTCACTTCTCGGCGAGTTCGGCGCAGTAGAACGCGAACTTGAGGATGTAGTCGGTGTGGCCGGCTGCCTGCCGTTCGACGCGCACGATGTCGGTGAGCGGCACGGGCGGAAGGTCACGTTCGGCGCGGAGTTCGTTGACCTTTTCGTGCATGCGGGTGCGCTCGTAGGTGGCCCATGCGCGCTCGGGTCCGTCGGGACCGTCTACGAGGTCGGGTCGCTGCTTCCGCTCTTCTTGGGCAGAGGTCAGGGTGGCGCGGAGGCAGTCGGTGGCCGCCTTCAGGCTGGTCGGCATGGTCGGTGTCCTCACTTCTCGGTGGCGGGGTCGGTGGCCAGTTCGCGGTACAGGGCGCAGCGGCACGTGCCCCGGCAGTGGTCGCACGTGTCGATGACGCTGTGCTTGCGCGCGTCGCACGCGGTGCCGCACGGGTTGCCGTCGGCGCGTTCAGCAGCCAGCTCAACCTGCTGGGGCGAGTAGAGGCCGCTGCCGCCCTGGAGGTAGTAGCCGTTGTCCGTGGCGAACATCCGGACGGAGGAGACAGTCAGCGCTCGCCCCTTTTCCGGGCCTTCCAGGACAAGGACCGTGTCCCCAGCCCTGTGGTACTTCCGCATGGTCGGTGTCCTCACTTCTCGTCGTCGGCGTGGTGCCCAACCCATTCGACACCGGACACAATGCCGGTGCTGGAGGTGTCGACGAAGCTGGGCGCCCAGCCGTCCGCGATGAACTTCGCGGCAGCGGCAGGCGGCACCCACAGGTCGCCGCGCGCCGGATCGGACATCCAGGCGGCCAACTCGTCGGCCGTGGCAAACACCGGGCTGACGGGGGAGCCCTCAGACAGGGTCTCCCACAACTGCCAGCCGTTACCCTGCGGAGGATCGCTCTGCTTCCACGCCTCAGCTTCGGCGCGCTGGCCCTCGTATTTCTCGATGCTGCCGTGCCCCTTACAGGTGGGGCAGTGCTCCTCGATGCCTTCCCGCTCGCAGCGGGCGCTGATCACGACATGCGCATTGATCCCGTCGTGGCCCATACCGCGAAGAGACCACTCGTTGACCTGCTCGGCAGTCGGGTGCACAGGCGGCTCGATCTTCTGCCAGCCCTGCCCTGGAACCACCTTATGGGTGAAGTCGTAGAGCCGCCCACCGGCCACCAGCGCGTCCACGTCCTCCTGAGACAGGTGGTGGGACCACTGCCCGTTGAACAGGTCCGCCAGGCGCTGAGCCTCACGGAGGATGGCAGCCTCGCCGGTGCCGTAGTAGTCCGGCGCGTTGGACACGTGGCGCTCGGCGAGAGCTCGGACGGCCGGGGAGTCGTGCCGCCACGGGGTGGACCCAGTGCTGGCCGGGTCGAAGGGCAGCTTGCCGTACCAGAGGTCGTACAGGTTCTGGGCCTGCGGCGAGTAGCCGTTCCGGCAGTCGGGGCAGTCGTCCTCGTCGAACTTGTCGGGGCTGAGGAATCCTTCCCAGACCTTGTTCAGCGGCCAGTCGAAGTCGAGCGGTACTCGGCGTACTTCGCGTCCCACGATTGGTGTCCTCACTTCTCGGTGGCGCGGTCGGCGGTGATCCACTCAGTGGCCAGCCGCATGCCGTGCACACGCGCCTGCTCCAACGGAGAGTCACTGGCGGCCGCACTCGTCTGGATGAGCGCCTGCTTCAGCAGGTGGGCTCCCTCGGGCAGGGTGTCGGCGGCGTCTTGCCAGCCCTGTGCGTAGGCGTGGTCTGCGGGCGTTGCAGCGCGGGTGCGTTCAAGTTCGGCGCGGCTGCGGGCTTCGGCTACGGTCCTCACGGTCGGTGTCCTCACTTCTCGGTGGTGTGGTCGGCGGGCAGGTGGGTGCGGCCGGCGTCGGTCAGCAGCAGCGGCTTCCGCAGGCGCTCCTCCGGCCCCCACTTGGCCCAGCCGTGCCGTACTAGGGCGGCAGCGGTGGGTGCGGTGATGCGTCCTCCGGGCGCGTGGACGGTTTTGTCGGCGAAGGCGCGGGTGCTGCGGTAGGCGCCGCCGTTGGCGAGCAGGGCGAGCGCGTCGGCCTGCGCCTTCGTCGGCTTCGAAGCGGCCATGGTCGGTGTCCTCACTTCTCGATGGTGCGGTCGACGGCGGACTTCTGCTGCTCCTGCCACTCAAGGCGCAGGTTCCGCATGTCGTCGCAGATGCCGTCGTAGACGGCTTTGGCCTGGATGTACGCCTTCCGAGCGTCCTCAGCGTCGGCCACCAGCCGTCGCTGCTTCTCCTCGTACTCCTCGCGGGTCATAGCGTCCTCACTTCTCGTGGTACTTGCGAACGTGGTTGCGGACGCTGGTCGGTGCGCCAACGTAGCCGCATCCGTGCGGGCACTCCTTCCAACCGCCCTCGGTGAGCGCGGCGTTGCGGACGGAGTTGTCGGGGCCGTACCCATGCTCCGCGAGGAGACGGGGGACGGATGCGTCGTAGCGGACGGCCATGAGCGCGGCTTCGGCGACCTTGTCGTGGCCCTGGGTGAAGAACTTGCCGATGTTGGCGTCCTGGCCGCAGCCGCACCAGCAGGTGCCGGTGGGGATGAGGCGGGTCTTCTCGGTGCTCATAAGGTCAAGACTACCCATTCAAGACTGCAAGTCAAGACTTACATTCAAGAAGTGATCCTGCAAGATGAGCTCGGACCCCCCGGAGCCTGGGAGGGGCCTGAACGCAGAATCGCTCCTGACGAAGAATCTGACGCAGCGTCAGTGCACGTCCCGCGTCACCTGAGCCGGGCAATGGAACTCGTAGCTCTGGATAATGTTCCATCACCGGGCCCAGCGTGCGGGCCGCCCTGAGAGGATGGCGCTATGACCTCTCCCGCCCCCTCCTTCACTTTCACTGGCGACCGCGACGCCCTCGAAGCCTTCTTGCAGGACACGCCCTGGCGCATCGCCCACGGCATCACGATGGACGACGGATCGCTGCTGCTGTACCTCGACAACCAGCCGTACACAGTCCGGCATTGGGCGGCGATCGCACCAGGACAGACCTTGATGGCGAACGGGGAGCTGACGACCGAGTCCCTGATCAACCGAGATTCAGTGGCCGGCAGCCTGGCGGCGGTTCTGGACAAGGCGTGGATGGTGTGGGCCAACCTGGCGGACGCCGAGACGTGCCGGCAGATCAACGACCCGAAGTCGCGTGCCCGGAACCTGCGGGACGCACTGGAGTCGTCTGGCCAGTTGGTGGATGCGATGCGCTCCTTTCAGGCGGGTGTGGCGTACGACAATCGCGACACAGCGAGTCCCGAGCCGGCGGAGTAGCCCACGCTCAGGATCGCTCTGAAGTAATCGCGTCGGATAACCTCTCCTTATCCGATCACATAGGGACGAGGGCTTCCGTGGACGACCTGGTGCAGTTCCTGCGCAACCGACTAAACGATGACGTCTCCTTCATGCACGCCGCCATCCGCCTCCGTGAAAGCGGAGCCGTAACAGCCTCCCCCGCTGCCACAGAGGGCGCCTTCGCGCTCATGGACGTCGTCATGAGTGACCCGGACACTGTGGATGCCCTCACCCTCTTCACCCGCACCGGCACCCGCGCCCCCGGAGAAGCCGAACGCGTCCTCGAGGAGGTGGAAGCCAAACGGGAGTTGCTGCGCCAGTACGAGCACCTGAAGTACGACGTGATGCCGGACGACATGACGGGCGTCTGGGCCCTCGAAACGATTCTGAGAGCATTCGCTCTGCCCTACTCCGGCCACCCCGACTACAACGAGGCATGGCGGCCGTGACCGAGCACCTCCCCGCCGTTCAGCCCGAGCGGGCCGCCCTCATCCAGAAGTGGGCCGAACGGCACGGCATCGACACCGCCCACCGCCTCGCCCAAGCCGAAGACCTCGCCGACGCCGTCCGCCGCGAAATCGCCGCCGAAAACACCGAAGACACCTACACCAAAGCCTGGCGCGTCTGGAAACGCTTCACCACCACCCAGAAACTTCCCCTCCTCGAAGGCACCCGCGGCACGCTCGTCACCTACGTCACCTGGATGCTCCGCCAAGGCCAGACCAACGGCACCGGCTACGCCCCCAGCTCCGCCTCCACCATCCTCGCCGGAACCGTCGTCGAACTCCGCCGCCGCGGCGTCACCGTCACCCGCGACGACCAAGCCGAAGCCCGCAAAGCCCTCGACGGCCTCGCCGTCAAGCTGCTGAAGAACAAAGAACGCCGCGGACGCGGCAAAGCCCCCGCCGCCCAAGTCCCCGACCTCTACCGCGTCGTCCGCGCCTGCCCCGACACCCTCGCCGGCGCCCGCGACAAGGCCCTCGTCCTCACCAGCTTCCACTACGCCGCCCGCGCCCAGGACCCGGCCGGGCTTCTCGCCCAGGACGTCACCCTCCACCCGCGCGGCCTCATCGTCTCCATCCTCACTGGCAAGACCAAGCACAGTGTCCGCGACGCCAAAATCCTCTACCAGAAGGACCCAGAGATCTGCCCTGTCGAGGCGTGGAAGGCGTACCGGGAACGGCTCGCCGCCGAGGCCGACCCCAAGTGGTCGCAGCCGGACGCGCCCGCGTTCGTCGGCATCAACCGCTGGGACGCTGTTACCGGGGGCATGGTCCCCGACTCCGTCACCCGCGCCATCAAACGCATCAGCGTCCGCGCCGGCGTCAAACTCGCCTGGACCGGCCACAGCCTCCGCATCGGCCACGCCACGACTGCCCGCAAGCAGGGCAAGGACGCCGTCGTCATCGCCGACCAGGGCGGCTGGGCACGCCACTCCCGCTCCATGAACGGCTACTTCCAGATTGAAGACGGCTGGGACGACAACTCCACCGCCGACCTCACCTAACTAACGGAGAGACTCAGTGCCCACGTCCCATGAACGCGGCGCCCACGCTGTTCTGGATCGCATGCTCAGCACCGAGGGCTCTGCCGTGGCGTTCGTCCGCACGCGCAAGCGTCTGGCAGCGGGCGGTCACTTCAGCCCCGAGTACGTCGCCGCCGCAGGGCAGATGCATCGCGTCGACCCCGGGAACTGGCCCATCCACCAGGTGGCAGCCTTCCTCGAGGTCCACGCCGCGGTTGGTGCCGGCCGCTACGCCCTGATTGAAGTCGAGGTGGGTGCCGCGCCGCTCGCCGATGCAGAGCGCGAGGCGAACGCGGCCGCGTTGGCCGACCTTCCCGAGCCGTTCACCGCGACCCTGGATATGGACCAGAGCGGCGCGGACGAGGACGGTGAGGTGGCGTGGTCTGCGCCCATCACCGTGGTCTGGTCGACGGGCGTGGCGTTCTCTGCGGGATGCCGGAAGACGGAGCCCTTGACGGTACCCGCCACCGTGCCGCCCTCCCGGATTCCCTTGGAGGTGGGCACCACCATGCCGAGCCGTACCCTGATGCACCTCGAACAGGACGGCGGTGTGGCCCGCTGGGCGTACGGCAGCACGGATCTATACCTGCTGCTCAACCTGCGGCATCCGCTACTGGTCTGACCACGACCGGCGCCGGGGCCGTCTCGACAACAGCCCCGGCTATCGCATCGCCGCCCGGATCGCAGAACGCCTCCCCGGCGGAGACGACTAGCGTCAGTACCGGGTCTGCACCCAGAGGACGAGCAGGCTCACGGCGCCGCTGCCGACGCCGTACGCCACCCCGCGGGCGACGTGCTGCCGGATCTGCCACCCCGACGTTCGCTGGGGGGTCTGGGTGCTGCTGTCCGCCGGCTGGTCGTCGTTGTCTTCGGTATCCGTCTTGCTAGTGTCGTTGTGCATGACTGGTCTCCCGTTCTGTGTAGGGGACCCGCGTGGGGATCTGCCGCCCTGTTGCCCGGCCAGGCTTTGAGGGGGCGGGAGATCCCGATGCGCGGTCGGGCTGAGTGCCCGTCACAGAAGCGTGCCTGCCCGATCGTGGTCCCGCAAGGGGCATCTATGCAGGTGAGCGCACCGTGGACGATGAAGATGGGTCTATCCCAACGGGGTTCACGAATTGAAAAAGTTCCGCCCCCGTGACTGCTGCCTCAGCCCGCCGCAGGCGTGTCCCAGAATCCGGTGTGGGCGACGGCGTCCGCGGTCACCGGGGGCTGCCGGCTGGCAAGCAGGGGCTCGGTGGAGCAGATCTGCTGGATCAGCTTGTTCGGGTAGTCGCTGCCGATGGGCCGGCCGCCCTGGCCGATGATGAGGGCGTGGACGCCTTCGGCGGGGCGGATCCGGCGTGGCAGGTACGCCTTGAGCGCGGCCACGGTGAGGGGCTCGAGGACGTGCTTCTTGCCGACGGCTTCGTATGCGTAGTCGGGGGCGCGGATCTCCCAGGTGCCGTTGCCGAGGTCGTAGAGGTGGCGGATGTCGACGCGGGTGACCTCGGCGGGGCGCAGACCCTCGAGGAGGAGGAATGCCACGAGGCGGTCGCGGAGGTAGTGGCGGGCGTGGTCGGGGCCCCACATGCCGATGCAGTACAGCAGGACGGAGCGTTCCTGGGGGGTGAGGCGGCGTGGGGGGCGGGCGTCGCGGTCGACTCCGGTGCGGAGCAGGGTGAGGTCGGGGACGAGGCGGATGGCGCCGTGGTCTCGGGCGGCTTCGTAGTACTGGGTGATGGCGGTGATGCGCCGGTCGTGGGTGAGGGCTGCGGCTGGGTGGTGCTGGGCGATGTGGGCGAGGGCGTCGGGGCCGTTGAAGGGCCGGCCGTCGAGCTGGGTGGTGAGGTAGGTACCGGCCCAGGCGGCGATGTGCTCGATGCCGCAGTCGTACGGGTCGACGGGCGGCTTCTGCTGGTCGCACCAGGTGAGCCAGCGGGTGACTTCGCGCTGGTACTCGATGCGGCTGGAGGATCGCAGGGGTGCGGTGTCGAGCCAGGTGTCGAGGAGTGCGCGCGGGTCCATGGCCCATATTCTGCCTGCCCGGAATCCTGGTTCAAGATCTTCCGTAAAACCTCGGGCCCCTCCCACTAAGGGGAGGTCGCGGGCGCGAGGGGCCGGGCTGGTTCCGCGCTCCGTACCACGACGGGCAACGGGGGCTGAGGTCTCCCGAGGTTTTACGGAAAGATCAGGTTGGGGTGGGGTGGGGGTTCCTGCGGGACGCCCTGCGCTGGCTTCTGGAGGCACCGTATGACGGATCGCGGCCGGCGTTCCCCCTGCGCGACGGCGGCGTGTCAGGGCAGACGGCGCGCTCGGGCTGTCAGTCGACGATGATGCCGGGGTAGCAGGCGCTGTGGTCCCACCGGGCGCCGTCGTCCCCGGTGAACGGGTAGCCGCAGTGGCAGTGCGTCGGCCGGGCAGGGAGCCCTTCGGAGCGGTACTTCAACGCGACGAGGAGCGGGGAGCTGGCGAGCCAGGCGGCCGGATCTTCGCCGGCGTCGAGGAACTCGTCGAAGGCCCGGTCGAAGTCGATGGTGGCCTGCTCGCTCATGTCGGTCGGTGCGGCGGCGGCCTGCATGCCGATCAGGTCGTACACGGCCTCTGCCTGCCTCATACAGAAGGCGTGCACGCGTGAGCAGTAGCCGGGATCCATGTCGTCCAAGCGCAGGATCTCACCGGCGGCGTTGCACCAGACCTCGTCGTGGTTGAGGAGATCGGTCCAGTGCGTGACCCAGCTCCAGTCACGGGTGGTGTCCACAGCGTTCCTTCCTACAGGCCGGGTATCGGCTCCTGGTCGACGTCGTGCCGCTCGTAGCTGTTGCGGGGCTCGGGGTCGCATTCGGGGCCCAAGAGCCGGCTGCGAGAGACCGGGTCTTTCAGTTCGGCGCCGCATTCGCGGCACCACACGCGGGTGCGGGCGCCGGGGTCGATGAGCAGCGTCTTCTGCTGTCTGCTGGCCATAGGGACAGCTTCCCCCTTCAACCTAGGTTCGTCTTTTGAGCCTAGGTTCGTTCTTTGGGCCTAGGCGCGTGACGAGTTCTTCAGGTACGCTGCGCGTGCGCAATGCGTGTGACCTTGAGGCCACCGACCCCAGTTCGGGGACGGTGGCCTTCGTCGTGTCCGGGGTCAAGGGGTACGCGCTGCGGCGGCTAGGCGGCGAGGCGGGTGTCGGTGCGGG